CTATTCTGCGGTGCCAACGGTGCTTGAAATCGGGTGTCGAAGCTTCAACAATGGGTACGACTACCAGACGACAACTCAGTCCGTTGACGACAACCGCAACGGATTTACGATTCACGACGGCATCGACGTCGTGCGCGTCAACTGCCTCGCCTCTGGTTCCTACGGGCCAAACTTCGCCGACACCGGCACCGGCTCCTCGTCTTGGAACGTGAACTGCACTTCACGCGCCGCCCGTGGTCCGACTCGTGGCTACGGGTTCCACGCGCTCGATTCGGCGTCCGTGAACACCGACTCGTGCACCTCGCTCCAGAACCTTCTCGGGCAATTCCGGGCAGAAGGAAGCGCCACGATCACCGATTCAAACTCGGTGGCATTCGGCACCAACCTTTGGGACAATAACTCCGGCGCGGGCACGATCGCCGCGTCGGCGGTGGCTCCGATCTCCATGCGGGGGTCTTTTGACGACCAGCAACGAGTGTTACCGGTAGCAGTTGAAACATCTGTAGCACAAAGCTACACACTCAACGGGAGCACTCGACAGATCACCGCGACCGGCGGCGCGTTGGTCGTGGTGTCGGGTTCGACGGCCTCGACGACGGTCCTTCTGCCCGCAAACCCGGTCCTGAACCAACGGTTTGCGATTGTGAATCCTTCCACGGTTGCATGGACCCTTTCCGGCAACGGCTTCAACATTGACGGCGCTTCAACGCAGACGATGGTAGCGGGAATTGGCCGAACGGTGGTCTGGACGGGGACAGAATGGCGATCGCCGGCGCTAACGCTTGCGCAGCTTTTGGCCAACGCAAACACGTTTTCAGCGGTCAACATATTCAGCACGACCACTGTATTTGGTGGCACGGCTCAGCTTCAAGGTGTTTTTCGAGGGCGCGGCCAGCAATTCAGCGGCGCGGGGACTATTGTTTCCGCCAACGGGTTTCAGATCGAAAAAACCGGCTCGGGTGCGTACACGCTGGCGCTCCCAACATCCCCGACGCAATGGGATACGTACCGGATCTTTGACGGTTACGGGGACGCAGGGACCAACAACCTGTCCGTTTCATCGTCCGACAAGGCGATCAACGGCACGGCCGCAGGCGGCGGCGCGGTGGCTGCAGTCAACACGAACTACGGCGGCGCTTGGATCACCTATGACGGAACCAAGTGGATTCTAAGCAAGTAACCACGTCGCCTTAAACGCAAAAACCCGCCTCACTTTTTCGGGGGTGAGGCGGGCTTTTTTGCGTCTAGGGGGTCTGTTGTTCGCGTTCAATCAGGCTTCGAATCCAGACCGCGCCGCCACGGGCATTGACCCAGTCCCGCATCTCGGGGGTGAGACGCAGGAGGATCGAAGCGGTGACTTCGGCCGTATCGGGCTTGCGCCCCGCGTTAGGGCGAGCGCCGCCGCGCGACTGCTTCATAGTCTTCCATGCTCGGCAGCCAGGCGCACGATGCGGGCCAAGTCGTTGACGTCATGGCCAGTAGGCTGGTCGATCCATTCGACCACGCCAAACTGCCTTCCGTCGTGGAATGAACATCCGGCGGGCGGAGTCGCGATTCTTGGATCGTCTGGACCGGTTACCGCTTGAAGAACGAAGCGGGGATAGGCAAGGCGAACGGTGGTTTCGCCCTCAGTGATGTGAAGGAGAATCACCGTTCGCCACCCTTTCGATAATCGCGGGCTTGGCGGGCAACGTCGCCGCGTTGGTGTTTTTCGTCAGCGCAAACTTTTCGTTCGTCTTCGTTTGGCCAAAGTAACCGTTCGGTTCCGTTCTTGTACACGTTGCGGCCCTTGCGCGTTGTCTTGGCTCCGGCGGCAAGCGCGTCAACGCCGCTCGACTCGACAACAACTAGGCTGAAGGTGTGCTGCTGCTTTTCAGCGCCGTAAGAATCATTGAGGATCTTGGCGACAATCGTGCGGTCGCCGCAATACTTGGCGTTCCGAAACGATCCGCTGAAAATCGCTTCCGTGAAGCGAATCGTGTCGCCCTTCACTGCGTCGCCGGTGCAATTAATCCAAGTCGAGGTGTTCATTGTTCTTTTCCTTTGAGCCCTTTCGGCTATGGTTTGATTATACGATATCTCTTAATCAAACGCAAGGGGGCTAGGTTCATTTTCTCGACTTTTTTGGGGCCGTTTTTGGGCCGTATTTTGGACTTTTCATGGCTGAGTGTCAGAGTGTCAAATCGAGTGTCGCTAGACGCGTTTCTACCGGTTCTTTAAGGCTTGCTGACGTGGTTTGAGGGGGTCGCCGAACGTCGCCAATTCGGTATGGAGAATCCCCCCCTCTCCGCCATTAGGTTCGATTTTGGTGGTTTGACACTCTAAAGTGAGTGTCAGGGTAGACGGACTTCTACGGGAAACTTTCCAAAACCGAGCGATTCCGAGAGTGTTTCGACCGCTTGCTGTCTTCGCTCTTTTGTCGCGTCGGTGTAGAGGAGGGACATGTCGGGCTTGCTATGTCCAAGCACCGCCGCGATCTGGAGCATGTCGCAACCAGCGGCATATAGCAGGCCAGCGGCTCCGTGGCGGAGGTCGTGGAAATGCCAGTCGGAAAGCTTCAGCTCGTTCCGCACCCGTGCCCAGTGCTCCGTGATTGTGTCCGGTACCCACGGCGCTTCCGCGCGGGTGCATATGTACTCGTGATCGAGGTTGCCGCGTCGGTCGATCTCCTCAATGATCCCCGGCGTGAGTCGAAGGGTACGGCGTGACTCGGTGGTCTTCAGCTCAGTCTCGATGACTCCGTGGGGCCTGATGGCCTGGCGCTGGCGAACAATCCTTAGCTCTCCGCGTTGCCGATCAAGGTCCGACCAGCGAAGGGCGGCGATTTCACCCCGGCGAAGGCCCAGGACGGCGGCAAGGAACACGGGCGCAGAAAGCTCAGCACCAACGGTCGCGGCGAAAAGCGCTCCGGCGTCGGCAACGGTCAAGACTCGTTCCCTTTTCCTCGGTGGGCTTGGTACCCGGACATGGCTCGCGACGTTGTGCGTGAGCAGTCCTTCGGCTGCGGCCGTATTCAGAATTCGACTTAGCGTGTCGCGACAGAAGGCCACGGTTCGCGCTCCCATCCCCGTCGTGTTGAGCTTGTTGATCCAAGCTTGGACACGTTGAACGGTCAATTCCTTTACCGCGACCGCGCCAAGGTTAGGGCGGATGTGGTTGACGTAGATGCCCTCGTACTTCTTGCGAGTCAGGGGCCGCACGTGATCGAGCGTAGGCCACCATAGCGCCTTGGCAACGTCATGCAGGCTCGATAGAGGCTCGGTCGAGGGCATGAGCGCCTGAAACTTGGCGGCAAGGTCGGCGTCCGCGTCCTCCGGCGTCCTGCCGTAGCCAAAGATCGGTTTGCCCGTCGCCGGGTGCTTCGCTCGGCTCATCCATCGTCCGTCTTTTCGCAGGGTCGCCATTAATGAATTTCTCCAGCTCATTATAGGGGATGCTTGGGATATCGGGATGCGTCCGAATTTTGCCCGCGCGGACCAACCGGTCAAGCGTGCTCCGGGACACGCCGATCTCGACGGCAGCCTCGTCTCGCGACAGGGCGAGCTTAGGCATGGGCGGCTCCCTCCGCCCCCTTCGCAGCGTCGATGGCGGCGATTCTCATGTCGATAAAGGCTTGGCTCATTGTTATTTCACCAGTGATAGAAGTCGGAGCTCCACGCCACGCAGCCGGGGGCGAGCTTGGCGCAAGCCGCGCATGTAACGACAAAGGCGACGATGATCAGGGCTGGGGCGATCCACTCGCGCCAGACGTGGCGGATCACGGTTGACCCCCTACCCGCTCCACAGGAGGATCAAGGACTGCGCCGCCGCGCCTGATTCCAAGGGCGAAAGCGGCGAGGATAAGGACGATGACCAGCAATCCACCGAGGATCGCAAGGCGTTGGTCCCGTTCGGTGGCAACCGCGCGGCGGGCATACGCGGGAGCGACATAAATGTCGGGCTGATCGGTGCGATCCGTCAGCGAGTCCATGATGCGGGGGCCGCTCATGCGGCCACCAGTTCCCGGATCTCGGCGTCGACCATCGTTTCTGAGGCGGTCGCGATGAGGTCGATTGCCTCCTCGTACCGTTCGTGCGCTTCGCAGAATCGGCACGTAAGGCCGTAGAACGTGTCGCAGTTGCACCGACCGGTGATCGGCTTTTCCATGATCCGAATCGCCTCGTCGTAGCTCATGGCAGGGCGAACGTGCTCGCTCACCAGCTCGAATTCGACGCGCGGCTCCATGCCGTCGGAGTAGTAGGCCGGAGCGAATATTCCGGCGGCTTCGGTGCACATCAACCGAATATGCAGCCGTGCTCGCAATTCGCGATCAGGCATTGTCAGCACCCCTGTAGCGGGGTCCTCCACGCTCAAATTGAGCATGTTCCACACGCGGGGGTGAGTCCGCTCCAACATGGCAAACTGCTCGAAGACGTATGTCATGGCCGCTTGCGCGGCGGTTGAGGTCGGGAAGTTTCGGTGCGAGAGCAGGATCTTCATGCGCGCACGACCCCGACGTGGATCTTGCCGTCTTCGTAGTTCATCGGATCCTCAGGTGGGTGCTAGGCTCACCGATGCGGGCAAAGTCAAGTTCCGTGCCGGATTCCAGCGCAGCGCGAACGGCTTCGCGGTCCACGTCCACCGTGACCTTCTGGAACTCGGGAACGAGGGTCAAGGGATCAACCTCACTCATGATGAGCGGGGCTTTGCCGCCGTTCTTCTGGATGGCGAACTTGTGATTCGGCGTCTCGATTTTGGTCCAGCCGTGCTCGACAAAGAGCCAGTGCAGCCGGTCTTTGCAAGCCTTCGCGGCGTTGAGGTCGGCCTTGGCAAGGGCGGCGAGGCGATCCGCTTCGGCCTTGCGATACTCAGCGTAGGCTTGTCGCTGAGCGATAAACCGGGCGTAGTTGTCGAGCTTGCGGTCTCGCTCGTTGCTCAGGTCGCCAAAGTAGGCTTCGACGGCAGCGAGAATTTCTTCTTCCGTGCCGCCGTCGCCTAATCGGTCGAAGGCATCGGCGATGCAGTCTAGCTCGGCGTCAATCTCGACGAACGTGCGCTTAACGGTGGGTGCGCTCACGACCAGATCACCTGGACGCGGTAGGGTGCGACGAAGAAATCGTGAAAATCGCGGAAGATTTCCCGAAGGTTCCCCCAGTGTCGGCAAAAGTTGACAGCTCGCATAATCGTTCTCCTTGGCCCGGTTCAGCGGGCTTCGGAGAACATGATACACGGTTTCTGTGTTTTTAAGTGGTGTTTTTTTGGTGTTTTTTGTTAGGCGTTTACATGGCGGGAATTAGGTCTTTTGGTCGAAGGCCGCTTGGTCGATGCCACGTCTGCTCAAGCCCGTCTTCATCGCGGATGACGCCCACTAGGCGAGCGATGGCTCCCCACCCTTCCCCGTTGCTTGGCGGTTCAGTCTGAGGATTGATGGGTAGCAGCTTGGGCGTCAAAGTCTTGGTATCGACGGCGAGCATCTTGGCGGTACACGCATGGTCGCCTTTGCGTTGAGCAAGGACGATGACGCCAAAGTTCGGGCGATTGTCTCGCTCCCATATACCAAGGTCGCCTTCTTTGAGCGCAGGGTAACACGAGTCGTTTACAAACCGACTGACAAACCGGTCGCGTCCCGCGAATCGTGCATCTACTTCGATGTCCTCGCCTCCTGAAAGCGGATCACCCCAGTTAGTTGAGCAAGGGGTTTCACCAGCATATATCATTCGGGTTTTACCGATAGGCACAACGCTGGCAAACGTTGAGACCCCCGCGCCGTCGATCTCAACGCCTTTCCAGACCGGCGTATCGTCCTCCGGCTCATAAAACCAGCTGAGCGACACCCCAAGGGCTTCAGCGATGAGCTTCAAAGGTTCCGGCGGTGGTGTTGGACGGTTGTTCTCGTAGTTTGCAATCCGAGAGCGCCACTTGGTGATGTTATCAATTCCGAGCGCTCGTTTTTTGGCCAAAGCCGCCGCCAAATCGGACTGACTCCAGCCCTTTGGGCCTTTCTTTGACCGAGCAATTCCGATCTTTTCGCCAGGGCTGTAAGCCATGCCGTAAGGATTCAACAAAAAAGCACAAAAACCCATACACAAATCCCGTGTTCCGTGTGTATAGTAGTGCGGATGAACACCGAAGCTGTGCTTACACACCGAAAGGCCCAGGGGCGTAAGCGGTCTTTTACTCCTTCACAGGAAGAAGAAATCGCAAAGCGCTATTGGGGGTGGGGCACACCGGAAGAGTCAGCCGAATCATTGGCGGCGATTTATGGCCCGATGGCGCTCGGTGGATCTATCTCCATCAACACGATTCGGATTGTCGCATATCGAGTCCGAGACAACAAAAAGGCCCCGCCCCCTGAACTGGGCGAAGCCTAGGACCCACTTGAGGCGGATCGGACGAACTATCGTTTTTGATGATACCGCCTCCATGACCCAAATGGAGGAAGGAATTTGAACGAAATCGTAAGAGCGGAAGGCTCATCGGCATTGGCGGCAACGACGGCGCAGCCGCATCGGTTTGAGGATTTAAGGCTGATGGCAGAGGCAATGACCCGGTCCGGCCTCTTCAAGGAAGCGAAGGACTATGATCGCGCGATTACCCTCGCGCTGGTCGGCCAGGAGTTAGGAGTCCCCCCGGCAACTTCGATCATGAACATCCACATCATCGAAGGCAAGCCATCCCTATCGGCAAACCTCATGGCCTCCCAGCTGAAGAAGAGCGGGAAGTACAACTACAGAGTCCGAGAGACGACGGCTACGGCGTGTCGCATTGCGTTCTTTGAGATGGTTGCCGGGAAGTCCGAAGAGATCGGTCTCTCGGAATTCACAATTGACGACGCGAAAACGGCGGGGCTGCTCAGGAATCCGACTTGGACGCGCTACCCGAAGGCCATGCTCTTCGCCCGAGCGCTCAGTCAAGGGGTCCGCACCTTCTGCCCGGATGCGTTTGGCGGTTCGCCGGTCTACTACGAAGGCGAAATTGAGGAGTCGTTAGGCGCTCGACAAGAGCCGACGCCCGCGCCGGTCACGACCGCGCCGAAAGCCAAAAGCAAGCTGGCGATCATCGGCGACGAATGGGGATTCACGCCCGAGCAGTTCGACAGGGCGCGGGGCGACATTGACGCGAAGACGGCTTCGCAGATGGTGCGTGACGCTTACGAAGAGGGCAAGACGAGCCTAGCGCAAGTGTTCCGCGCCGCCCCTGTGGTGGTCACGGTGGTATCCGAGGACTGGGGGGCGAATGAGAACGGGTACGCGGCGTTTGGGCACCTGCTGACGGGATTCCCGACGATTGGCGCACTCTCGACGGCGGATGGATCGGACGACGCTTGGACGGCGCTGGAGCGCGTGGGATTCCCGAAGAATTCGGTTGCTGAAGTCTTCGATGCGATCTTTGACTACTGCGAGCTGTCCGAAGAGTTCCGATGTTCGGTCGGCCACACGCTGATCGTGCTCGACTTCGCCGCCAACGCCACGCGCGAACAACACGCGCTGGCACTTGAGCAGGTTGACGCTTTCGCCGCGCTCGGGCCGGTTATTCAGGAGGCGCTCGGTGTTTAACCGGATTGTGCTCATTGGTCGCCTCACCCGCGACCCCGAAACTCGGACGACGACCACGGGGAAGACCTACGCGGTCTTTTCTATCGCCGTGGACAAGTCAAGGAAGCCGACGGACACCGACGAAGCGAGCGCGAACTTCTTCAACGTGAAAGCATGGGGCCACACGGCGGAGTACGTGTGTAACTACCTGACAAAGGGCCGTTTGGTGGCGCTTGATGGTCGCATCGAGTCGCGAAAGTACATCGACAAGGAAGGCGTCTCACGCGAAATCTGGGAAGTTACGGCGGACACGGTCAAGGGCCTCGACAGGCCAAAGGACGATCACGACGCGAAAGCGACACAGCCTCCGGCGGCGGACTATGACCCGTTCAACGAGGAATGACCATGAACGACGCGAAAACAATGACGGATTACCAGCTGGCCGAACGGCTCCGAGCCATGGCCATTGACCACGCGCGAATGGCCGGAGCGCGTGGTCCGCTCGATGACTACGATAACAACATCATCAGCATTTTATACGTGGCCGCAGAACGACTTGAGAAGGCGGCTGGCCTATGAGATCATTCATGCCGGAAAACGCTGCGCGATGCCAGCGTCACGGATTCAAAATAAGGCCAAAGGCACAGCCGCAAGACGAGCCGATGATCCGGCGCATGAGGGCAGAAGGCAGCTCGTTCGAGGACATCGCGGACCGGCTTCGGCTTGACTCCGATTCGGTGGCGAACATCCTAGGGCTGGCGCTCCCGTGAGCCAACTCTATCAGTTCTCGATTCCGTTGCCGCCGTCGGAGCTAAGCCCGAACGGGCGGCACCACTGGGCGGCAAAGAATCGCGCGATCAACGGCACGGGTGGCCGCGTCGGCTACAAGGGCGAGGTCTTCGCCATTGCGTGGAAAGCAAAGCCGGTGGCGCTCAACCCGAAGCCAATTCGCATCACCTTTGATTGGTACATGGGTCCAATGCCCGGTTCCGACTGCTACCGACCACGGGACGCAGACAATGCGGTCGCGGCTATGAAAGCGGCCATTGACGGGATCAAGATGGCACGGTGGGTGCCAGACGACGGGCACCAGTGGGTGAAGATTGGCGAGCCAACTCTACGGCGAACCAAGAAGGACCACCAAGGCCGTTGTGAGATCGTGGTGACGATTGAGGTGCTCGACTAATGGCCTCACCGCTTCCGTACCTCCAGTTCTACTGCAAGGAGTGGCTGGCGTCTTCGACCACGCGCAGGATGCCTCTAGCCGCCCGTGGGGCCTACATTGACCTACTCTGCTACCAGTGGGAAGAGGAGTCCATCCCTGATGACCAGGGCGAAATCGCGCTCATGCTGGGCGTATCCGCGAAAGAAATCGCCGCTATTTGGAAGCACATTGAACGCGCATTCCCGCTCTGCGAGGACGGCGTACGCCGAAACCAGCGGGTAAGCCGCGACCGAGATTTGGCACACGCATTTTGCGAAAGGCAGAAAGCCAACGGTTCTCGCGGGGGGCGTCCACCGAAAACCCAAAATAACCCACCGGTTAATTCTGGGATAACCCAAACGGAACCCAAAAAAAGCCATCCAGAACCAGAACCAGAACCAATAGTAAATACACTCTCTTTATCCTCGGGCGCGACAGTCGATGACAGGCAGGCCGTTGTTGAAATCCTGATCGGAGCACTCCCGGAAACCCACCGGACGCCCGAAGTCGAGACCGCGATCCGAAGGTACGGCACCATGCGGGCCGAAAACGCGGTCCGCGACGCGGTCGGTTGGCGTCCGTGGTCCATCACGTCGGCGGAAACGCTGGCCGTTCAGTGGGGCAAGCACCCCATCCCGGCACTTCTCGCGGCACTGGAGACCGCGACAGCAAACCAGTGGAAGAACCTCCGGTTTGAACCTGAATCGGTCACTGTAGGGCGCTCCAGAGCCTCGCCGCCTCCCCAAGAATCAGCGGAAGACAGGGCAAAACGACGACTTGCGCAGGTGGGAATTACACAGTGAACGAAGAAAAGAAAACAAGACTTAGGATTGCGATAACGGCGATTTTGACGCTTGCCGAAGAGTTGGCGCTGCCAGCGCGAAAGTACCCGAACCTCGAAAATCCGGCGGTGATCGGGGCCTACGTCGAGGTCGTGGCCGGAAACGGGATCGGAGCCAAAGCGGTTACCCTGGCGCGGTCGGTGATCCTCGGCGGCACGTTCTTTCCGACTCCTGCGGCGATTGTGGACGCGGCGAAACCGTTTCAGATCCAAGTCGAGGAAGACGCCCAACGCGAGTTCATGCGGTCGCTGGTGGAGCGCATCGACGAGAACGGAGTGCCGGTCCTTGTGCCGCGCAATGCCAAGCCTGCCCTTCCGCCGGCGTCGCGTGAGCTTGCAGGTTCGAGCGACCAGGAGCGACGATTCGAGGAGCTGGTCGGCAAGGTGCGACGACTTTGACGCAAACCCATGAACGCCCCATCAAAACGACTACGGAGGGACCGATGAGCAAGCCCAAGACGTACACGATCAACGAAGTCATCGAGCTTTGGGCCATACACCGAACGAACGGCACGTCTGGCGTCCGTCTAGGGCTTGATAAGGGCGCTGGCGGGCCTACCGGTCTCTCCGAGTCCGGCGAGGCGTCGCGGTACATCGAAAGCCTGCGCACGTTCCGGCGTGCGGAAGCGGTCCTGGTTTGGCTGTACGCGGCAAGTCGGCTTGACAACGAAACCCGTGGCGGCGGGCAGCTTGCCAAGATCGGGAACGCGTTCCGGTCGAATGCCGCGCGAATGGAGTTTCGGGAGACGGCCGGTTATGGCAACTTCACCCACTACAGTGTTGAGTACATCGCGGAAAAGGTCATGGAGTCGTTCCTCAGGGAGCTGGTCGAAGCCATGAGGCACCGACCGTTCACATTCTGTGCCGACGAACCGGCCGAAGACGACGCGCCGATCCCTAAAGGTGCGGTCTGGACTGCTCGCGGTTGGCGCATGGGGCCAAAGTCGTGATACAATCAAAACGCATGGATGGTTGACGGAAACGTCAATCTGAAGTGTAGAGCGGGCTGCTCGATTTAGCCATTCCCCCGCCTCAGGTTGGCGCCTGAGGGTAACCGGGGGGTTTGGCATTTATGGGGTTAGGTTTTTCGAATTTTCTCTAAACCATCTTGACAAACCCGCGACGGCGTGATACCCTTTAA